TATCTTTCTGAAGATTACATGTTCTGCCAATGGGTTCGCAATGCTGGTATGCATGTATGGCTCTGCCCATGGATGGAACTGAAGCACGTTGGTTCGTATGTATTTGGTGGTTCGCTACCAGATATTGCACGTATCGGTGCTTCTGCTACTGCAGATCCTGCTGCACTTGGTAAAAACAAATAGGTGTACAATTAATACAAACATTGGTATATTGAATATTCCGAACATATGGAGAATTTATTATGAAGTTAGATAATGCTACAATGCAAGTTTTGAAGAATTTCGCGGCGATTAACAAGAACATCATGTTCAAGCCTGGAAATGTGATTCGTACTATTTCAAGTACGAAGTCAGTACTTGCACGAGCAAAGATCGACCAAGAACTCGAGAAAGGTTTTGCAGTATACGACCTTTCTCGTTTTATTGGCACACTGTCTTTGTTCAATGAACCCGAACTTGAAGTAAAAGACTCGCATGTCTTGATTAGCGAAGGCAGCAATAAGTTCAACTATGCTGTCACAGATCCTTCGCTTATCATCGTTCCACCAGATCGTGAGATCGAATTGCCAGATCCTGAAGTCAACTGTCTAATTACCGAAGAAGCACTCAATCGTGTAATGAAAGCATTGAGTGTTTCTCAGTTGCCAGAAATTGCCATTGTCGGTAAAGACGGACAGATTCTGCTTCAGGCTGTCGACACTCGTGGAACAACCAATGATTCATTCAGTGTAGTTGTTGGACAGACTGATGCACGATTCCGCATGGTCTTCCGCTCTGATTGTATCAAGTTGATGCCTGGTTCTTATGACGTATCCATCTCGTCGAAAGGACTCAGTCATTGGAAAGGTACAGCTGTAGAATATTGGATTGCAGTCGAATCTAACTCCTCATTCGAGGGTTAATTGTTTTGAACGGGTGGTGGTCATGTGGCTACCACCCAACTTTGATGATGGAGATATATTATGCTTGAACAATTTTTATGGGTCGAAAAGTACCGTCCAAAAACGGTTGCTGACACCATTCTTCCAGCCGAACTGAAGAAGACATTTCAACAGTTCGTCGATCAGAAAAACATTCCAAATCTCATTCTCTCTGGTACCGCAGGCGTTGGTAAGACGACTGTGGCAAAAGCCATGTGTGAAGAGCTTGGATGTGACTACATCGTTATCAACGGTTCGATGAATGGTAACATCGACATGCTTCGTAACGACATCTCTCAATTTGCTAGCTCTGTGTCTTTGATGGGTGGCAGAAAGATGGTTATCCTCGACGAAGCCGACTATCTCAATCCTCAGTCCACTCAGCCAGCACTTCGTAACTTCATGGAAGAATTCAGTGCAAATTGTGGCTTTATTCTCACTTGTAATTTTGTCGATCGTATCATCGAGCCACTTCATTCTCGTTGTTCTGTCGTCAAGTTTAAGATTCCAAAGACACAACTGCCAGATCTTGCAAAGCAATTTATGCAACGCGTGTGTGGTATTCTTGATGCCGAATCGGTAACATACGAAAAGGCAGTAGTTGCCGAAGTGATCAAGTCGCATTTTCCTGATTGGCGTCGTGTGATTAACGAGCTTCAGCGTTATAGTGCGACTGGTGCTATTGACACTGGAATTCTTCGCAACTTTACTGATAGCGCTCTTGCTAAACTCGTGGGCTACATGAAGGATAAGAACTTCACTGCCGTTCGTAAGTGGATCGCAGAGTCTGATATCGAACCAACAGAATTCTTTCGTCTGTTCTTTGACAAAGCCGAAGATCATATTAGCAAAGGAAGTGTTCCGCAGTTGGTCTTGCACCTGTCGAAATATCAGTATCAGAATGCATTCGCTGCAGATCCTGAAATCAACCTCGTAGCCTGCTTAACCGAGATTATGGCTGACTGCGAGTTTCTGTGATCTGGTTTAATCGAAATAAAACATGCTCCGTATGTGAAGAAAAGTATCTCAAGAGCGTACCATTCCATGAAGTACGAGTGAATACTGACGATGGCGTGGTTTCTCTCGAGATATGTGATAAATGTGCAGACTTCTTTGATAAGTCTGCTGAAGTGATAATGAAAGGCCGACCAGATGAAACCGTTCGACTTCGTGAACTCGATCAATTCGACCAAGAAGAATATGATGAAAGGGACAGAGAATGATGCTCTCGCTGAAAAGAGTTATAGTGCATGGCTAACTAACAGATCTCTGTCTTATTTCCCTGATACCATTCATGCCGCCAACATGATGAATTGTAACCACCACCTCGACAACAAACTGCAATATTCTTTTTTGATAAATATCATACGACCTAGCAAGCGCTTTGCAAAGTGGGTGAAAAAAGAAAAGGATGATGATCTCGAAGCGGTGGCAGAATACTTTGGCTATAATCGAAGTGCAGCAAAAGCGGCGTTAGAAATCCTCTCCTCTGAACATATAAAAATAATAAAGAAAAAGCTTCAGAAGGGTGAAACATGAGCATTATAGAAAGTTTAGTTGAGGTGAGACTGGGCGAAGAAGATGATTTCCTGAAAGTCAGAGAAACATTGACTCGTATTGGAGTCGCTTCACGCAAAGATAAGACACTTTACCAGTCTTGTCATATTCTGCACAAGCAGGGCAAATATTACATCGTACACTTTAAAGAATTGTTTGCGCTCGATGGCAAGCCGTCAGACTTTTCTACAGAAGATAAAGGGCGTAGAAACACCATTACTAAGTTACTCTCAGATTGGGGACTCATTGCAGTCGTTGATGCTGATAAGATCTTAGAACCTCAGACACCTCTAAATCAAATTAAAATCCTTCCATTCAAGGAAAAAGATGAATGGAATCTTGTGACGAAATATAATATCGGTCGCAAAAAATAAGTCATTGATTTAAATCGAAACTAAAACGCGCTTGGATGATTCTGAGTGCGTTTTTTTGTGTACATTATTGTCAAAACATTGTATCCTGGGTATATGATGATGAAAGGAAATACTGACATGCTTACTCTTCGTGATATCAATGCTGTAACTAAATCGAAAGATGGTTGCATCTTCTCGGATTTGTATAAGGACGTGTACGGCACTCGTCCAAGTGCTGATTATCGCTTTGAGTCAATCGATGCTTTCGATGCTGATTTTCAGTATCTTTCTGCAAAGCTTGACAGGAAGATTGAGCAAGAAGCTGCCGAACAGGCTTCTAACTTTCTTAAGTTTACTGCTCGTGTAGCAGCAACGATGTACTTGGTTAAAAATGCTACTCGCGAGAGTGCAATTGAAATCATTGCTGAAGCCGAAGGTATCCGCAAGGAACAGTTCGATTTCTACGGTCTTGAAATTCTTGAGAACGAACTCAATCTCAAGTATGGCTCAATCGCTCGGTGGCTGTCTGAATGATGGCCACTCTCGACGACTTCTTTGCGCCTATCGAAGATCCGATGGTCAATGAGATACAGACTCTGTCTGAGAAGATCAGGCAGCGTCGTACTCAGATGCTGATACATTCCTATCTGTATTACGTGCTGGATGAGAATGTTATCGACGACCATAAGTGGCAAGTATGGGCCGACGAGTTAGTCGAGTTACAGAAGCAGAGGAAAGATATCGGCTTCTATGACGAGGCTTTTGCTGACTGGTCTGGTGCAACTGGTACACATTTACCGTTTGATAAGTGGGTTGTTGATCGAGCCAAGTGGCTCTTACATTATAAGGAAACAAAATGAGAACTATCTATAAGTATCCGCTAATTATTGGTTTTAACGGCATCTTGCTTCCTTTGGAAGCAGAAGTTGTTCACGTCGCCGAGCAGTACGGTCAGCTTCAAATGTGGGTCGAACAAGATCCTACTCGACCGATGACTCAACGCCATTTCAATGTCTACGGTACTGGCCACACGATCTATAACAACAACGAGCATCACCTCGCAACGGTATTGGTAGGCGATTTTGTTTGGCATGTTTATGAAAATATTTTCATTTAAGGGTGTACAAATATCAGAAACCGGTGTAAGATGATATTATCAGTTGAAAGGAATATATTATGACTCTTACCATCGAACAAATTGAATCGACTTACAATGCGCCTGCCGAAGGCCTTGCCAATAGCTATTATCCTGTTCTAGCTTATTGGATTCCGATCGAAAAACTCGAAGAAGTTCGTGCCGCTTATCGTGCCTCCGATACGACTATCCGTATTCGTTATCGTGGCCCTCGCACCGTTTCTGTCGGCCGCGAAATGTCTCGCCCAGATAAGACTACTTATACTCGCTCGTACCATCGCGCGATGCAAGATTGTCTGATTGCCGATGCGACTCATTTCACTGTTTATGACTACACCGCGCGATAAATCGAATATATAGTATACTACGGAGGTGAATATGGAAGTTGAATTGTTTGCATTTCCTACAATGGAAAATCCGAAGGCTGTAGAAGATACATTCTGTGATCTTCTGAACGCAAAACGTAGAGGCGAATCTCTTCCTGTCGAAGCACTCGATTGGATGGATACTGCCAACAACTGGTTATTGGAGTCGAAGTAATGCCAAATGAAGCGAAAGGTGGTACGTTTGCACCAGCAGACATGCCTCTGATTAAGAACGCTTTGTTCTGTTATAAGGACATGCTTGTCAAGTCCGAAGAGTCGGAACGAAACGTTTCTGAAGAGCTATCGAAGGTTGCTGCACTCCTACATAGGATCAATCGAATAGCTTAAAGTTAATGCGCCGTTAGCTCATCTGGATAGAGCGCGAGACTTCTAATCTTGAGGCAGCAGGTTCGAGTCCTGCACGGCGCACCATACTCCCGTAGCTCAACGGTAGAGCTGGCCCCTCATAAGGGCTAGGTTAGGGGTTCGAATCCCTTCTGGAGTACCATGTCACGGTGGCAGAGTGGTCCAATGCACAGGTCTGCAAAACCTGAAAGCCGCGGGTTCGAATCCCGCCCGTGACTCCATTTTTTGAGTACGTAATATGATTGAAGAAGCAAAGAAGGCGATTTTAGATTCGAGTCAGAGTTCATCAATCTATATTGGTTGTGACTCAATTCGTTTTCGAAAGAATAAGCAATGGTATGCGAAGTACAGCACTGTCGTGATCGTTCACATGGATTCGAAGAAAGGCTGTCGCCTGTTCCACGAATCGATTGATATGCCTGACTATGGTAACCTGAAACAGCGTCTGCTGACTGAGGTCCAGATGGCTGTCACGACTGCTACTGAAATCATCGATGTGATTGGTGATCGCCACTTGGAGATCCACCTTGATATCAATCCAAATCCAAAGCACAAGTCGAGTGTTGCTGTCAAGGAAGCCCTTGGTTGGGTGAAAGGTTCTCTTGGCCTCGATGCTAAGATCAAGCCTTCTGCTTTTGCTGCTACTCATGCTGCCGATCACGCTGTACGTCATTTAAACTAAAATTAAACATGTACAATTAAGCGTGAATCGTGTAGAAGGGTATAAATAAGAGTTCATTGGTCTAGTAGCTCAGTTGGTTAGAGCACTCGCCTGTCACGCGAGAGGTCGAGGGTTCAAGTCCCTTCTAGATCGCCAAGTCATGTCGGTGAAGTGTTACGGTAGCACGGCGGTCTCCAAAACCGCAAGCGGGGGTTCGACTCCCCCCACCTTCGCCAAGTTTGTTCTTTCTCATTGTTGTTCGCGTCTATAGCTCAGTTGGTAGAGCACACCCCTGATAAGGGTGAGGTCGTAGGGTCGGAGCCTACTAGACGCACCAAGGAAGCGTGTCAGAGCGGTCGATTGATCTAGTCTTGAAAACTAGCGTACCTTCGCGGGTACCGTGGGTT